AGCTTAAAAGTGTTTGCAGCCATCATCACCAACCTGTTACAGGCGTTGCATATATTGGCATTATTGCTGGTCCCAAACTCATCGGGCTTTCTAAATACACCCGTATTGCCCAATGGTGCGCTCGTCGTGGAACGCTACAGGAAGAACTTTGTATGGACATTGCACGAGAAATTGAATTTGCAACTGGAAGTAAGGATGTGGCTGTATACATACAAGCCACTCACGGTTGCTGCGAGAATAGAGGAATTATGGCGCACAGTAGTCTTACCCAGACCACAGTGCTGAGAGGTGCTTTCCAAACTGACCAAAGCACTAAAAAAGAATTTTTTGACAACATTAAACTGCAACAAGAATTTGCACCGAGGTAGTCATGAAAGTTTTACAAAAAATTGTTTTGCATCCTAAATTAGAAAACGATAACAGGTTAGAAGTCAAACAGTGGTGTGAAAGTAATTTTTTACCACTCAATTGGTGTATAAGTTCTAACTATACGCAACACGGATGTTTTAATGTAATTGTTTATGGTCGTAAAAATGCACCAGCTGTGTCTGCCTTTATAATGACTTTTCCAGAAGTTCAAATATTACACGAAGAATACGATGAGTTCGCTACAATTGATGAAGTGATGTTTGCAAGAAATTTTGAATATACTTAAGGAGACCACAATGGATTATGCTTTAACATATAAAACACCGGCAGAAATCAACAGCGGTATGATTCGCGTTTACAACAACATGGCATTGGCTGTGATTACCAGCATGATCGTAAGTGCATTGGTATCTTCAAACACTGCACTAATGACATTTTTGTTTACAGGCATTGTGAAATGGATTGTGATATTTGCACCGTTGGCAGCAATCTTTGCTGTGGGTTATGTGTTAGGCAATAACCCTAGTAAATCTACTGCTCAGTTTTGTCTTCATGCATTTGCAGCCTTGATGGGATTGAGTTTTGCAACAATTTTTGTAATCTACACAGCCGCCAGTATTGCTAGTGCATTTTTTGGTGCAGCTATTTTGTTTTTGACCATGAGTGGTTATGGATACTTTACCAAACAAAGTTTAGATAGTTTAGGAAAGTACTTGATTGTGGCCTTAATCGCAATTATTATCACCAGTGTCGTAAATATCTTTATAGGATCATCTCTACTTCAAATCTTAATTAGTGCCGTAGCAGTTGTTGTATTTTTAGGCCTAACAGCATATGATACTCAAAAGATCAGAGAGCAACTAATGGAATCGGATGGTCCTGCGATTGAAGTCATGGGTGCTCTTACCCTTTACTTGGATTTTATTAATTTATTTCTAAGTTTGCTTCACTTGTTTGGAGATAGGAAAGAATAATAACAAATGTCCGACAATGATGATGTAAAAGCCAATTTAAAAAAATTTAAACCAAAGAAACCAAAACTTGCTGTACCAGAAGAGTTTCTAAAAGGAGCAAACAGCTACGACGATAAACTGATGTTGGTAAAGTTTTTATCAGAAAGAGAAAAAAGCAGAGTGGTACTTATGTTTAAAAAAATGATTGCAGCAGGTATTCAAGAATCTAAATCAAAGAAAGGATTAAAATGAAACTCAACGAAAAAATTGAAAAAGTAAATGACAACTTTAGCGTATACATGTATGACAACGGTTTTATGCTGGAAATTGGAGGACGTGACGAAGATGGTAATTGGGCTACGGCCAAAATTCTTTGCAAAGACATGGACGAATTGATTGGCCTTATCAAGGAAGCTGCTAGCTTGGAGAGAGACTGATGAAACAGCTTGTGATATCCAATAGAGAGTTAAAAGGCATGGTCAATACGCTGTGTAGAGACATAGTCAACAGCGGTTGGCGCCCGGACTACGTGGTAGGTATCACAAGAGGTGGATTAACGCCTGCTGCGATGATTAGCCATTACTTTGATGTTCCTTGCGAAACACTCAAGGTCAGCTTGCGAGATGGCGGTGAGTCGGAAAGCAATCTATGGATGGCCGAACAGGCATTTGGCTTTGTGCCAAAAGATCAACGTGGTTCAGGAGATGCCGATACAGATCCTGCCTATCGAAAAAATATTCTGATTGTGGACGACATAAACGATACAGGTGCCACATTAGAATGGATCAAACAGGATTGGACTGCCAGTTGTTTGCCTAATCATGCTGCATGGGATGTGATTTGGAGTCGTTCGGTTAGATTCGCAGTGTTGGTGAACAATCATAACAGCAACTATAAAGATATTGATTATGCTGCCAAAAACATCAATAAACTTGATGATCCCTGTTGGGTAGTGTTCCCTTGGGAAAATTGGTGGCTAAATTAAAAATATAAATACAATTCTACACAGCGGCCTTTCTGGCTTTCATTCCCGCTTTACAAATTCTGCAAGCCTATGTTAAAATATAATATAGGAGAATCAAATGTTTTTACAAGAAGTATATCCATCTAGAGTTTACAAATATACCAGCACCAAAGAATATCACGACGCATTTCCTTGTGCTTATCGTCAGTGGCGTGCTGACAGTCATTGCAACTTAATTCACGGCTATAGTTTTAGCATGAAGTTTTTCTTTGGCACCGATCATTTAGATGTGCGCAATTGGGCAGCCGACTATGGTGGTCTCAAAGAACTAAAAAGTATTTTAGAAGATCAATTTGATCATACTTTACTAGTTGCACAGGATGATCCTGAATTGGAAATATTTAAGTTGTTGCAAGAAAAAAAACTTGCTAAACTAACTGTACTACCAAGACTTGGTTGCGAAGGCTTAGCTGACATGCTGTACAAATACGTTAATGGGGTGTACATTCCTGACATGTGGGGACCAAGCGAAGCAGAGCGACTTTGGTGTTATCGAGTTGAAGTAAGAGAAACACAAAGCAATATGGCATTTAGAGAAGGTCATCGTGAATGGAATGAGGATCTTTTTGCATGAGTAAAATCAAAGTAGCAGAACTGTTTTATTCAATACAAGGCGAAGGTAGATACATGGGTGTTCCCAGCGTGTTCCTTCGCACTTTTGGTTGTAATTTCAAGTGCGCAGGCTTTGGCATGCCTAGAGGTCAACTTAGTGAAGAAGCTAATCTTGTTGATCCCGGTCGGTATACCCGCTACGAAGAACTGCCATTGGTGAGTACTGGCTGCGATAGCTATGCGAGTTGGGATCCTAGATTCAAGGATCTAAGTCCATTACTCACAAGCAACGCTATTGCAGATCGTATCATGGAGATACTCCCGCATGGTAAATGGAAAGACGAACACTTGGTGATCACTGGTGGCGAACCATTGCTGGGTTGGCAACGAGCTTATCCAGATTTATTAAATCATCCACGTATGCAAAAGTTAAAAGAAATAACCTTTGAAACAAATGGCACTCAAGAGTTGTCCGAAGACTTTGCAGATTACTTGATGGAATGGCAAATGCCAGGTGTCAATTTTAGTAGAGAAGTCACATTTAGTGTAAGTGCCAAGTTACCAGCAAGTGGCGAATCATGGTCTGAAGCTATATGTCCTGACGTTGTGTACAAGTACCAAACCATTGGTCACACATATTTGAAATTTGTTGTGGCCACAGAAGAGGATGTTGCTGATGCTTTAAAAGCAGTTAAGGCCTATCGTGATGCTGGATTTAGAGGATCTGTGTATCTGATGCCAGTGGGCGGTGTAGAAAGTGTATATACACTTAACAATCGCCGTGTAGCAGAATTAGCAATGAAGCATGGCTTGAGATACAGTGATAGATTACAAGTACCGTTATTCAAGAACGAATGGGGGACATGATGTTCGATTGGCTAAAGAAAAAACCTGAAGTAAAACAAGAAGCACCAAAAGTAAAAGCTAAAGCAAAAACCGCCAAGGAAATTGCTACAGAAAAAGGCGAACCATACATCAGTATCTTGAGTGTAGAATTGGATCCAGATGATATTGGTAATGGATCGTTCGAACTGGATTGGAATGAAGTTTTTGTTGCTAGACTGGTCAAGGCTGGTTATATGCAACGCAAAGACGACACAGATGATGTTATAGTGGACAGATGGTTTCAAAGTATTTGTCGTAATATATTAAACGAAAATTATGAACAATGGGAAGCCAATCAACCGGTTGATTCAAGACCAAGGCGTGTTGATCGCAACGACTTAGGAAACGGACGTACTGAAATCTCATGATTCTTTACGTTAATGGCGATAGCCATAGTGCAGGCGCAGAGGCGGTCAACAATTACTGTTTCGCTCAAGATGATCCATTTTTTTACAGCTTAGGTCGTATTCCACATCCAGACAACGAACGAGCCAGTTATGGTTGTAATTTAGCTAACGAATTGTTTGCCATATTACATTGTGATGCTGAATCGGCCAGTTCGAATTCGAGAATTATTAGAACCACAAAAAATTACATAGCTAACAACAAACCAGATGCTGTCATAATTGGGTGGAGCACTTGGGAACGTGAAGAATGGTTGTATGATAATGTATATTGGCAAATCAATGCCGGAGGTGTAGGACACGATTGGCCCGATGCCGTAAAAGAAAAATATACAGATTATATAATCAATTTAGACTGGAATCAAGCTACTAAACAAGCACACAAACACATACATGAGTTGCACACTGAATTATTAGATTTGAAAATACCGCATTTGTTTTTTAATACCTATAATGACTTTCACACCCAAGAACCATTATCGTGGCATGACTCATATATAGATCCATACGATCCAGATATGACATATTACAAATGGTTATCAGATCAAGGATTCGAATCAAACCAATCATATCATTTTCGAGCAGATGCTCATAGAAAATGGGCAGAATTTCTTTTGCCACACTTGACCAGGCTATTATAATATGCTATTATTAATACATGAGATACCTTATAGTAGATACCGCAAATACATTCTTTCGTGCTCGCCACTCAGCCCACCGTCAATCGGACACTTGGGATAAGTTAGGATTCGCTATCCATGTTACCCTTGGTTCGGTTAATAAGGCTTGGCGGGATCAGAAAGCCGATCATGTGGTATTCTGTTTGGAAGGACGGTCATGGCGAAAAGATTATTACGAGCCGTACAAAAAGAATCGTGCTGTGGCTCGTGCGGCCCTCACTGAAAGCGAGCAGGAAGAGGACCGGCTATTTTGGGAAGCGTTTGATAACCTTAAAACGTTCCTGTCAGAAAAGACTAATTGCACAGTTCTTCAACATCCAGAACTTGAGGCGGATGATCTCATTGCAGGATTCATACACGAACACCCCAATGACAATCACGTTATTATATCTTCCGACACAGACTTTTACCAGCTATTGGCGCCGAATGTCCAGCAATATAATGGTGTTGCCGACGAATTACATACGTTAGAGGGCATCCTTGACAAGAAAGGCAAATTGGTAATTGATAAAAAGACTAAGGAACCCAAGGTCATACCTGATCCGCAGTGGATCCTGTTTGAAAAGTGCATGCGCGGAGATCCAACAGACAATATCTTTTCCGCCTATCCGGGTGTTAGGACCAAGGGTTCGAAAAACAAAATTGGTCTCACTGAAGCTTTTGCTGACAAACATAAAAAAGGATATGCTTGGAATAACCTTATGCTTCAAAGATGGACCGACCACAACGGTGTGGAACATCGAGTGATAGATGATTATGAGCGCAATCGTGTACTGGTGGATCTCACTGCACAACCCGAAGAAATCAAGGCCAAGATTGCGTATACTATTCGAACAAATGCTGTGAGAAAAGGTCGTCCTATGGTAGGGGCACAGTTCTTGAAGTTCTGCGGCAAATATGAGTTGAATCGATTGAGTGAACACAGTTCAAATTATGCCGAGCTATTAGGCGCGGAGTATCCAGGATGACGGATAGATATAGAATTGTAAAATTTGAGGACGGAAACGGTGTAGTCTTTTATACCATACAAATTGAAGTAAAATGGCTTTTTGGATTTAAGTATTGGCGTACACACCAGTCACGCAGCCCAGACGGAATGTCTTCTGCGACTCGAATGTTCGACACCTTAGCAGAAGCACAACGATATATTCGCGGCAGGAATTGGACAACCACTGTAGTAGAAGAAGGTACAGTATGATCACATGGCTGATATTGGCCCTGCTGTTTTTCAAGCACTTTCTAGCAGACTTCTGCTGGCAAAGTGATAGAATGATCAAAGACAAAGGACACCTTGGTAGAATTGGTGGCCTACAACATGCTGGCCTACACGGCGCATTGACTTATGTAATTCTAATGCATTTTCTAAATATTCAAGCCTGTATCATAATTGCAGTATTTGATAGTGTAATGCATTACATTTTTGACTTTATGCATCGTAGAGCCACAGTAAAACTAAATGTAGAATCCAATGCATTCTGGGTCTGGATCGGTATTGATCAATTCTTACATGCAATGATTTATTTGATAATTGGCTTTACAGTGACTTTTCTAACTGCGGATTTTGTATGATTAGAAATATACATACCAATGAAGATTACTTGGTAATAAACAAAGGTTATAATTTTGCCAATCACAGCTACAGTCCTGGTGCTCAAAGTGCCGGCCTTTTAAGATACAATTACAACAACAGCGATGTTGAAGTTTATAACGGTATGTCATGGCATACGCTGGGTGGAGACACTTCAATCAATTTCAGCAAAGAAACTGTTGAAGTATTACAGTGGGCACGTACCAAAATGCAAGAAGAAGCACAGTTAAAGTCATTGATAGCCCGTCATCCGGGACTCAAAGATCTACACGACAAGTTTGAAATAATGAAGGCCTTGTGCTTGGAAGAACAAGTGTTCAAAGAATGAAATTTAATTTAAAGGAAAACAAAATGAAATCATTAGTATTTGCAAGTATCGTAATGTTATCTCTATCGGCCCAGGCGCAGGATGCGGCTCAGGGCAAAACCAAGTATGCTACATGTGTTGCCTGCCACGGCGCACAGGGCCAAGGTGGCGTAGGACCAAAGCTGCAAGGCCAAAAGTCTGAAGTGATTGTGAAAAAACTCACAGCCTACAAGAACAAACAGCAAGTCGGACCGCAAAGTCAATTGATGTGGGGCATTGCCGGCGGTCTAACACCTGCCGACATTGCCAATATTGCTGCATACACTGCCACTCTCAAGTAATTTTAAGGAAATTAAATGTTTACTAATATAAAAAGTTATTGGAATCGATTGCCAGATTTCAGCCTCAGTCACATACTGCTTAGAATACCGCTGGCATTGGTGTTTATCCAACAAGGTTTTAGCAAACTTCCATTTGATCCAGCAGGAGGCGAAGCCTTTGGCATTTCTGCATTGGTGTGGTGGTTTGTATGTTATGGCGAAGTTGCGGCCGGTATAGGATTGTTAGTGGGCGGTTTGGCCACATTACCACACATCAAGGACATTCCATTTGTAGCTGTACTTGGTGACCTATTGACACGATTCAGCGGCATTGTTATGTGCTGTGTAGTAACCGGAGTTATTTGGGTAGTGTTAAAG